GTCTGATCCGTTTTTCTCGTCTGAGGCTTTCCTCTTCGAGAAAGGGCGGGTTGGGCCAGGGGCAGCCATACTTGCTCAAGGTCCTAGCTTTTATGCTAAAATGGGCTCGAGTAAGCTGACTGCTACATCGCTAGACCTGTACTCTTTGTACAGGGACTGTGTAGCTTTGGACCCTCGCTGGCACGAGATGGAAACATCTCGATCTGACCAGTTCGGTACCGTAGCCATAGTTAGTGGAAGTAGAGTATCTTTCGCTCCGAAGAACGTTGACACTGCGCGGTTAATCTGTACTGAGCCATCTTTGAACATGTACTTCCAGTTGGGGCTTTGTGCCCTGATGGAGAGTCGCATGAGAGAGACATGGAATGTCAATCTTGATGCTCAGCCGGATCTGAATCGGCTTCTCGCGAAAATAGGCAGTCGAGACGGTTGTTTTGCAACAATCGATCTTTCATCTGCTTCTGACCGTATATCTGAGAACTTGTGTAGGCAATCCCTCCCGTCGTGGCTTTTTGAGCTACTGATGTGGATGCGGTCACCTACTGTACGAGCTGAAGATTACGGGTTAGACGTGAAGTTAGGGATGATAAGTACGATGGGTAATGGTTTCACATTCCCGTTAATGACTGTCATCCTGAGTTGTGCGGTTCGCGCCTGCTATCGCGCCTTAGGGATCACTATACGTGATAATCCAAGGATAACGAGTGCAGGAGAAATTGTCCCGGGAAACTGGGCTGTCTTTGGCGATGATATTATCGTGTGCCGTGAGGCGTACGACTTAGTCATCGGCTTTTTACAGTCGCTTGGTTTACAAGCGAACATCGCGAAGTCCTTTAACACAGGACCGTTTAGAGAGTCGTGTGGACATGACTATTTCAAGTCTGTCATGATCCGCGGTGTATACCTGAAAAGGCTTGCATCGCGAAACGACTTCTTTATCGCTATTAATCGACTGAACGACTGGTCCTTTAGGACCGGCATCCCTTTGCGGAGAACCGTACAGTACTTGCTGTCTAGAGTTAGACAGCCGCTGTATGTGCCCTACGCAGAGAATGACGATGCTGGAATCAGAGTCCCGTCTAGTATCTTCCGAGGCGCATCGAAGTGGTATAAAACGATTTACGAATGTAGTCGTTCCAAGCCATTGAAGGTGCGAATCGGGGACGGTGTTGTTGAAACACCGAGCGGTTATAAACGGTTGAAGTTTAACGGGGCAGCTGCCCTGTTGAGTTTCCTCCTTGGTGAGCTATCGGATGGTACGATCATGGTAAGGCAAACCAAAGCCGTGACGTATCAAACGCGACGGGCTACAACTCCCAACTGGGATTGGATGCCTG